GCAAGGGTGTGTTCATCGCCAAGGACGAGATACGTTTCTGGGTGATGCGCCTCACGCCATGGGAGGATGGACAGTACGACACCGGCTTTGAAGATAATATCGAATCGGAGGTGCAAGCCTTCCTGTTCTATATCAAGCAGCGCTGGGAGCGTAATGAGATGTACGTTAAGGAGAGGGAACACCGCATGTGGTTCGACCCCAAACGCCTCATTAACGACGACCTGATTAACATGATGAGCGGTACAGAGTCCAATTTCGAAGGCTCGTTGCTGGACTTCCTGCACGATATGTTCAAGGACACCGGCAGAACCCGCCTGTATTTCGATACGCAGTATATTTGGGACAATGTGCCGGATGCCAAACGCAAGGACCAGACCTATATCCGGAATGTGCTGAAGGACATGCCGGGTGTGAAGCGGATGGAGGACTCGAACAAGTATGCCATGCCGTTCCGGGTTACGCAGGCTATGATGATGACCGACTCGTCCTTGGTCGAGGGAGAGATAACATGGCCGTCCAAGAAGAAACAATGCCGTCCCTACGAGTTCGATGCACGTTTCTTCCTGTCGCAGGCTGAGTATGATGCGCTATCCGCCAAACGCAAGCCCGCAGAGGACAGGGCAGAAGAAGCAGCAGCTAACTCCGATCCGGCAGCCGATACCCAGACCGAAGTGCCGTTCTAACCGCCGGGGTTGTCCGCTGATGAGCGACCATGGTACGTGTGGCTGCGGTCAGATGCCGATGGTAATTTCACGGCTTCGGCGGTATCGCCGGAGCCGGAACAATCTTAAAAAGCGTCAATTTTTTGGCGCTTTTTTTATGCGCCTTATTGAGTGGGGAAGGAGTAGAAGCGGAGAAATTTTGTCGCGATGCGAAAATTTTGTTTCTTTTTTGCGAAAAGTTCGCTAACATTCGCAGTATAAACGAGTTACACGGAAACAAGAGACTAAATTTTTGTTTCTTTTTGTTTCTTTTTGTTTCTTTTTGTTACTTTTTGTTTCCCGATGTTACCGGGTTTGTTTCTGCGCTAATGTATTGAAATATAGTAATTTCGCCCATAAATGGAAACAAGAAACAAAATTGTTGCATTCCCGAAAATCTAATAATTAGCCTCTAATTTTTTGTTATTTACCGGATAGAATTTTAATTTTGGATCATTTTATTAACTCCAGCAAAATGGTGTTTCAATTAGCAGCCCAACCGGCTGCTTTTTTTGTCGAGCAGGCAGGTGTCTGCTGTCCGGTGGGAGACCCATCGGCTGCTCGATACATGCCGGAACCCGGCACGTGGGGGCTTTCGTGCTTCTCGGCTCTCCGTGCCGCTTCTTGGTTCATACTTTTTCAATGTCCTGAGATTGTCACTTGTTTATTCCTCTTTCGATTTCTGTGATGCAAAGGTAAGTCGCATCTTTCGCTATGCAAGTTTTTTGGTAACAATCTCCAGCCCTTCGGGTAGTATTCTTCCCAAAAAACTTGCGTTGCTGTATCTGCTACCTTTATAAAGCATCACGAAATCAAAAAAGGAAGTTATCAACAAGTTATTAACAATCAAATTCAGTACAGTTATGAAAAAGTTTATGAATCAAGAAGTCGCTACGAAAGAGTTAGTAGAAGTTAGTGAGAGTACAAAATCAAAAAAGATGTCTGAGTTGCGTCAGTGGTTGCGCGATTGGTGCAATGAATTGGATGCTATGGCGAGCAGCGAGGGGCGCGAGTTAGTAAAGCCTAATGATTTGCTCCGAGAGGCGTATGGAGTGAAAGAGGGTGCTGCGTTACATACATTCGATGGCTGGAAGAAAGTAGGTGCCCGTGTGAAGAAAGGCGAAAAAGCATTGCTCTTTTGGGGCAAGCCGCGCAAAGGTGAAAAGTGGTGCCCGGTTGTGTTCCTGTTCACTTCTAATCAAGTAGTATTCAATAAGGAAGGAGTTGCAGCATGATTAAGCAGTTAGATTTGTTCGCCGCGTTCGAGGCAGCGGAGGCAAAGCCTGTTATTAAGCCGGCAGCCTCCAAGCCGGTCGAGGTTAAGAAAGAGCCGAAGCCGTTGGTGGTTAATTACGAGGAGTGCGCCCTGCTGAAGCAATGGCGAGATATAAAGGAACAATATCCGGATGCGCTGCTCCTGTTCCGGGTGGGTGATTTTTATGAGATATACAATGAGGATGCGGAGAAAGCAAGCAATATATTGTGCATCACGCTGACACATCGAGGTACATCGAAAATCAAAATGTGCGGTTTCCCCTATCATGCCTTGGATGCGTATCTTCCGAAATTGGTTCGTCAAGGTTGCCGGGTGGCTATCTGCGATGAGATAGGAGAGGATTACGAGAAGCATGGTCGGATGTATAGAAAAAAGCAGGGTTAGCGCCCTGCTTTTTTTGTTATCGACTGACCGCCATTATTACGCGGATTGTGTCGGTTATGTACTGCCCGCCTCCATGCTCCATGATGATTAAGGTAATTGTCCAAGAACTGTCCAAAAAAATGCCCTTGTTTTGGACAATTAGGTTAGATAATGTGATTTTCTTTCATAAAACGTACCCAATTCATTCTGTTTCGGGTATGGGTATTCCATATTTATTCTTGGCGGTATTGCGCAAAAAGGGCAGTACCTTCGTGCTGATGACACGCCAAAGGTCGGTGACTTGCCGGTAACTTGCCGGTAACTTGCCGGCTTTCTTCGTATGCGCACGCGTAGCGCATTCTCCTTATCTATATATGTCTTTGGAAGCTCGGAAATAGTTGTAGCACCTTTGCAGCCGGAATTAAAAATGTGCGCTATGGCAAAGAAATTCGATTTGAAACTGAAAGGCTATGTCGGCAGTTGGGATTTCGACTCCGACTATGTTGACTATGTTCTGGATAAAGCTGCCGACAAAGAAGTGTCGGTACTCATTGACTCGCTCGGTGGTTCTGTTGCAACCGCCCTGTCTGTTTCCTCTGCATTTGCTAACCATGGTAACGTGCATGTCTATTACCGAGGCATGAACGCGAGTGCTGCCACCATCGCATCGATGGGAGCTAAGCACATCGCCATCGAGAAGAATGCAATGTACCTCGTTCACAAATGCAGTTTCCCCATCTTCGAGTGGTCCGCTCTCAATGCCGACCAGCTGAAGGAGAAAGCAGCGGAGTACATGAAGACCGCCGCCGATGCGGAGAAAATTGACCTGACCATCGCCACCGCGTATGCGGACCGGTGCAAGAAGGAGGTGAAGGATCTTCTCGACCTGATGCGTGAGGAGAAATGGCTGACCGCACAGGAGGCATTGGAATGGGGCTTCGTGGATGAAGTGATTGACAGTACCGAGGATGTAAAACTCACGCAGACGGTTGCAAACGCAATGGCAGCTGCCGGTATTCCTCTTCCGGATAACATGCCGGTCGAGGCGGACGGTCTGCTCTCGCAACTGGAAGCGATGTTCAAGAAATGGTTCGGAAAGAAGAAAGAAGAGGTCACCGCTGCGCAGGCTGCAGCAGAACCTCCTGCAACAAACAATAATCAATCAGAAGGTATGAAAAAAGTATTCTTGATGGTAGCCGCCGTACTGGCTGCTGCCAATCTCAAAGAGCTGGTAGCTCAGGAAGACGGAACAGTTACCTTGGACGGGGCTCAGATGGATGCCATCGAGGCTGCATTAGCTCAGGCTAAGACAGACAAAGAGGCTCTGAAGGCAGCTAAGACTGCTGCTGAGACCGCCAAGGCAGATGCCGAGACGAAACTGGCAGCCGCTGAAACCCGCATCGCGGAGCTGGAGGCATTGCCTGCTGCCCAGAGTCATGAGATAATCGAGACCGAGGAGCACAAAGCTCCGGAGGGACACGAGGAACTCTCGCCTATTGCTAAGCTCCAAGAGACATTCGCCCGTGCTCGCAAGATGTGGGACGAAGTTTAATCAATGTTTAACTATTAATCTTTTCACAAATGGCAGGAAAAGTAACAAGCGCGCAGCTGGAAGAGTATCAGAAGGCTGCCAAGAAGTATCGTGAGGAATTCCTTGCGATGATGCTCATCGGTTTGGAGGAGATTTTGCCCTATGTCACCGTCCGCGCGGGTATCCGCTACAAAGAGGTGGTTGGCCAACTGAACTTGAACGCTCAGTTCGCACCGTACAAGGTGAACATGAAGACCGGCAAGGATGTGGATCTCAAGTTCCGCGAACTGGAGACCTTCATGGGTGCTATCGACTACGAATTCGAGCCGAACTCCGCTGCTACATTGGTCATCGGCAAGAATGCCGCTACCAAGGGCGACGGACAGAAGAATGCGGATATCGTCCGCAAGAGCCTCACCGAGATCTGCAAGACCTTGAGTGAGAACCTCAACCTCGTGTTGTGGTCTGCAGTACGCAATGCGGACGGCACCACCAGTGCGGATCTGTTCAACGGTTGGGACACCATCACCGACACCGAGATTGCGGCAGGTAACATCTCTGCAGCCAAAGGTAACTACCTGAAGCTGACCGAGGCTATCACATCCGAGAATGCGGTGGATGTGCTCAAGAATGCGTTCCGCAAGGCGAACGTGATTCTGAAGCGCCATCCGTCCTACATGTACATGGCTCCGGAAATCCGCGAGGCGTACGAGGACGCTTATGCGACCATCCACAACGCTACGCCGTGGGTTCAGGGCTTCGAGCAACTCATCCTTGAGGGCTCGAACAAGAAGTGTAAGTTCGTGGATCTCGTCTCCAAGGACGGTTCCAAGTACATCCACCTCTCCACCAAGGAGAACATGCTGATCGGTGTGGACCAGATGGGCGACATCGAGGATGTAGCCGTAGAGCGTTTCTCTGCGTTCACGCTGGAGTTCATCGCTACGATGTTCTTCGGTGTCGAGTTCGAGTCCATCGATCCCCGTCGTCTGTTTGTCATCGAGTTGGCAGACGCTACCGCCGGTACTCAGGCACCGGCTAACACCGAGACCCAAGCACCGGCAAACGGTGGTTCCGGTTCTAACGCCGAGACACAGGAACCGGCAGCGGATCCCGAGGACACCAACGGCGACGGTGAGTAAGAAGTAACGTACCTCTCCGGTGATGAGCCGGAGGGGTGCATATTGTTCAATCCTTAAAAACGAAAGAGTATGCCTACTAACAATTCATGTTCTGTATTGGCCGGATCGGTCGAGTGGTGCGAGGGTAAGACTGTCGTGCCGGGTATTCGCCGCCGTTGCTACTACATTCACAAGAAGAGCATCACCAAGTGGCCGGTTCTGGCAGGTGCAGCGGACGGTCGTCCGACAACCTCCACCTATCAGGGTTCGTTCGAGTTGGCGGAGGGTGAGCACTTCCACCACGTCGACCTGCTCATCAACGGTTCGGGTATTAACTCGGATCCGCAAGGTGAAATGCCGAGCCAGACGCAGCTCAATAAGTTCGTCGGGGTTCATCCGGGCACGAAGGAAGAGGCTACCATGCTGGCAGCGTACTGCAACAACAGTGACCTCGTTTGGCTCACGCAGGATGCCGATGGTAAGTTCCGCGTAACGGGTTCGGAGATGTCCGAGACGAAGACAACCGTCAGCCAGGCAGGCGGTCAAAATCGTACGGATACAGCCCAGACGACGGTGAACGTCGAAGCAACCGACCTCATTCCGCAACCGTTCTACACGGGTCAGATTGACGACGAGGACAGTATGATCAATCCGGAAGAGAGCGGTGAGCAATCGGGTAAAACGGGCGACTGATGCTCATTGAACCAACCATAGAAGTTGGGACGTCGATGTCGGAGAGTCTGGAGTCTATAGAGCAGACTCCGCTCTCCGACATTTTGTATTCCATCGGTCAGCAGAACCAAGCGATCAAAGACCTGTTCGCCGAGGGTGGTCCCCGGAAGGCGTGGCACGCCGAGCACGCGGACATCGCCCGGTGTGACCTGTCCGAGGAGCATGTGCATCTCTTCCCCAAGGTCGGGCTGCGTATTATCGCCGTCTGGAAGCGGACGGTCAAAGGTCCGACCCTCGCGGAGATCAAAGCCGACGATGCCATGGTGCCGCGGTTTGTGAACGCTCTCGTTCCGGCGCTGCAGTCGGTTCTCGGTACGCACCTCCGGCAAGGCGATTGGGCAGTAATCACCACCCCGCGCCGGAGACACAAGGAACGCAACTTCGCCTGCATGGTAGCCGAGGAGATGGCGCGCAGGCTGGGAGTACCCTACCGTCCGGATGTGGCAATTGCCCGCACAAGGCAGCGCATCGGAGTGGACTTCGAGCCGGGAGACATTCCGGATGAAGCCAATCTGATATGCTTTGACGACTTTGTCACCACCGGCAGCACACTCGGAGCGATGAACCGCCTACTCGCTCCACGAGGCAAGAACATCCTCTATATCGTAGGCGTTGATAACCAATAAAAGCAATAATTATGGACGAGAAACTGACAGCCCAATTGCAGGAGTGGCTCAATACTCCGGAAGACAAAGCGGATCTGAACAAAGGTTCGCAGTTCGTAACGACCGGCGCAATGCTCTGCCGCCGTATCACCCGTATGGTGATTCTTGGCAATAACTTCGAGCGTCTGCCCAAGCAGTTCTACAAGCAGGTGGCGTACCAGCTCGGTAAATTCCTGCCGCTGCGCCTCGAACGCAAGACCCATGCGGAGGTAGTGGAGATGAGTGTCAAGGTGGAGAAAATCTCCAAGGAACGCAAGTTGGACAACAAGACGACACCGAGGGCGAAAGGCAAACGCCCCGACCATGACCAACTGCCCGATGAGATACAGGCACTCTATGCGGAGAACCTGAATATCATGCAGCAGATGCGGCATAACCGCGCACAGCTGCTGGTGATCGTCAACACGCCCGGTCTGGCATGTCCGGACGGGGAACAATACCCGTTTCTGAAGGAGCTGATTGCGCTCGATGACCGCTATCGTGCCAACTGGAAAGCGTACGACGAATATACTCCGGATGGGCAATAGTACAGTTGACAGCGTACTACGTCCCCTGAAGGAGTGCCCTATGCAAGCCTACCTGTCCAACCGGCTACAGGTGGCGGATGTGGTGGATTGGTGCCTCGCTCAGATAGAAGGCGAGGCAACCATCCGCCAAACATCCTTCTCTATCTCCGAGGAGTTTATCCGGAGACTCTACCGGCTGCGTCGCTCGGGAAAGGTCAAAGATGTGCAGCTGCTGCTCGATCACAAGGCGACGAACAAGACCCTGCGTCTGTGGCCGTTCATCGTGCAGACTATCGATCGCTGCCTTCTGGCGGACAATCACTCCAAACTCATCCTCTGTCATGGAGCGAATGACCGTGTGGCTATCATCACCTCGCAGAACCTCACCCGTGGCAACCGCCATGAGTGCGCTATTGTTACCACCGACGAGGAGATCTTCCGCACACTGGAGCAGGAATTCGAGGATATGGTGCAATACCATTCCGTTCCGTTTCACGAAATATACAAATCAAAACTATGTCAAAGCCTATTCACATAAGCACCATGGCGGACATGCTGATGAAGCCCGACCCCGTGGATCTGGTCGTGATGACCAAGGAAGGCAGAGTACTCAATATCAATAACTGTATCGGTCTGAAGTTCGATAAGTACAAGGGTCTCCGCCACGTCAAACAACTCGACTCCGGACAGATCCGGACCATTAGAGACATCCTCATCCTCAAAATCAACGGCTGCGAAGTGATGCTGTAGCCTCCTGTCTTTTGTGATACCGTGCTTTTCTACGTATCCTTGCGCCGAAATTAAACGTGTACACAAATGAAGATCCATGAAGATTTTAGTCTGATTGAGTTCGAGACAACCAACGGCTCACTCATCGCTGCCTTCCAACCGGCATCCAAGCAGATATGGAAGGAGGAAACGAAGGATGAAGATATCCAGCCTATCAAACTCCGCAACGGCTGGGAGATTCAGCCTTGGGGGCGTGAGAACCACATGCCCTATGATATCCTTGATAAGATTGAAGCCGACGAAACTATTAATACGTGTCAGCAGCACAACATCAAGAACTGCTATGCGGCAGGTCTGGAGTATGTTCTGCCGGAGACTGCCGACGAGAAGATACGCGAAGAGGTGGATGACTTCTGCATGCGGAATGACATGGCCGCGTACTACCTCGGTGTTTGTACAGACATGAAGTTCTGGCAGTTCGCCGTCACCCTCATCACCTTTAACCGGGGCGGGAAGAAAATCGTTTCTATTTCCCGTCTGCAGGCGATGTACTGCCGTTTTTCTCCGGACAAAGAAACTCGCCGCTATGTCTATTACGGTGACTTCCGTTCCGCCAGTGTTCCTGATCCGACGAAGGTGAAGTGTTATCCGATGCTCGACCCGCAAGACCCGTTCGGAGACTTGGAGGAGATCATGAAGAACAAGAAATGCCGCCCGGACAGTTACCAGTTCGCCATGGTGACGCGTCTCCCGACTCCGGACAACACGTATTATCCCATCCCTTATTACGCATCGCTGTTCAAAGGCAAGTGGTACGACATCAAGCAGCTCATTGCCCTCGGCAAATACTCGAAGCTGAAGAATGCCGCGCCGTTGAAATATATCATTACCATTGCACCGGAGTACTGGGAAGAGCAGTTTGAGTTAGCCGGCATCACCGACAACGCCGATGAGCAAGGCAAGTTCATCAACAAACGCAAGGCGGAGATCATCGAGTTCCTCACCGGCGCAGAGAACTCCGGAAGGGCTATCTTCAGCGGTGCATGGACCGACCCCAACAGCGGGAAGGTCATCCCCCATATTCAGATCACCAACCTCGAGAAGGACAAAGAAGGTGGCGATTGGGCTACGGACAACGTCGAGGCAATCAATATGATGTGCTTCGTCATGGGCGTTCATCCGAACCTCGTCGGCGCAGTACCCGGCAAGTCGCAGACCAATAACTCGGGTTCTGACAAACGCGAGTTGTACATGATCGTGCAGCTGCTTAACAAACCGACGCACGACCTGCTCAAACGGCCGCACCAGCTCGTTTGCTATATCAACGGCTGGAAGGGTGTCAAGCCCCAATGCCAGATTATGCAGCTCACCACCTTGGACGAGCATAAGGATGTTAAACCAGCCGCGGATAACGGCGCATCACAGGAGGAAGACAAATGACCATCATCAATGACAACGCGACGCTGTCGAAATATATACCGAATGTCGTTACCGCTGTAGAGGGCGAGGACAATCTGTTTACGAAAATCCATGTACATCTGCTCTTGGCGGAGAGATGGTTCTTCGGAAATGTATGCAAGGAGGCGGCATTGACCGAGGAACTGATGCCGTTGGCCCGTACGGTGGTAGCAGCGGAAGCGTTTCGCAACGCTATCCCCTCGCTCAACGTAATCCTCACCGCTAACGGTTTCGGCATCGTGTCGAACACTTCCGTTGCGCCGGCATCGAAGGAGCGCACCGCCGACCTTGCTGAAGCACTCGTCGCACAGCGGGACAATGCTATCGAGCAGATTGTAATGGAGCTGCAGGCGGTCGGTACACTGTTCGCCGGTCTGCTCTTCCGGGGATTCGAGGCGCAGCGGATGCAGGGCATCACTACCAACCTCTTCGACAAATTCAGAGAACAGCGTCTGAAGCTGTTTGTCATTCAGGATACCATCGCTGACGAGGTCATCAGCACCGAGGTCCTTGATGAGATGAGAGCCGCTGTCTATACCGACGAGGCTGTCCGACCCATCAAACTGAATTTCCTGTTTGCCGCCGTTCCGGGTATCATCATCAAGAAGCTGAAGGGCGAAGAGTGCCGCGAGGATGTGAAGCGGGTGGTGCAGTTCATCCGCATTCATCCGGATGACTTCCCCAACTGGTCAGAGTCGGAGGCGGCAAAGCACTGGGCGGATTATACATTCCAAAACAAAAAGAGCAGCGGAGGGTTCTGGTTATGATTATCAATGTCAACATGCCGGTATCGTTTCAGGAGCTGACGGACAAGCAACTGATGTATGCGTGCTTCCTGTTGTCCTCCAGGCATTACGAGCCGGATCAGATCAAGAGCCTGTGCCTCATCCGTTGGGGCAAACTGACAGAGGAACAGCGGGAGATGCTGAAGCCGGAGCAGATAGCTGCCTTCTTGCCGGTGATGGACTGGCTGCTGGAGATACCGCCGATGCCCGTCCGTCCGGAGTCGATACAAGGCAAGAAGGCACTGTACAATGCCAAGTTGCACGGACTGGAGTTTCAGAACTGGCTCGTAATAGAGAATCAGTACCAAGGCTATCTGCACCGGAAGGATATCATCCATCTGAATGCCATCGCTTCAATCCTCTACGACGGGGATATGCACCTCACCGCTCCGGAAGCCTACGCGGTCTTCCTGTGGGTGGCATCGGTCAAGCAGCTGTTCGCCCGTTCCTTCACCCATTTCTTCGTGCCGGCTCCGGTCAATGCCGAGGAGGAAGGTAACATCCACGAGAAGCTGGTGCGGTCGATGAACACCCAGATACGGGCTTTGACCAAGGGCGATATCACCAAGGAGAAGGAGATCCTCTCCATGGATGTATGGCGGGCATTGACAGAGCTGGATGCCCAAGCCGAAGAGTATAACGAACTAAAACGATTGCAAGAGAGTCATGGAAAGTAACAAGCCTTGGAATGCGGTCGAGTTCTTCAAGGACCTCGTCGCTCGCAATAAGTTATGCCGGGAGAAGGGCTTCAAGTGTACGACTATCTCCGGCTTGGACGGACTGGAGGAGTCCTTGGCACGGATGCAGAGCACTCCCAATCAGGTCATGGTAGCGGACAATGCCGCCGGTATTACCCGCTTCGACAACACGCCGCACACCACGAAGATCCGCACCGTCTTCATCGCCATGCGCCACGCTCACGACGACATGGCGGCAAGGCAGAGGTGCATGGATATTATCTTTGAGATTCACCGGCAGTTCTGCTCCATGCTCATTCAGGAGAAGATCCGGCTGGAGGAGGACATGCAGTTCCTTGACCCGCAGGTGACCTTGCAGGAGGTGGACAAGTACCTCGTGCCCGACACCGCCATCTGCATGTTTGAGCTGTCGGTAGGCAAGTATATTGATTTATCGTATAACGCAGAGGAATGGATTACACCGCAGCACAATTAGAGAATGTCGAGAAGCTGTCTTCTATCTTCATGAAGATCTCGGACATTGCGCTCATCATCGAGGTAGATGCTGAGCAGCTGCGTTGTGATATCCAGGACGAGAGTACGGAGGTCAGCCGCAAGTACAGGCGCGGCAAGGCTATCAGTACCGTGGCTATCCGGGAGCAGGAGATGACCTTGGCGAAAGTCGGTTCGCCCCTCGCTCTGGAGAATGTCCGCAATAACTTCCTCGACATGGAGGATGACGAGTAATGGCACAGATCAAGACCATAGAATTAGCCCGGCAGGATTTGTTCACCCCCAAGGATGAGCTTCTGCAGCGGTACGATGCGGCAAGGGTGGAGCACCTGATGCGGCTTCGCGATATGTACAACTGGTATCTCGCCAATCCCTCCGAGCCTGACCGCAAGTTCGTCACCGTGTTCATGGGGCGTTACGGCATCGCCCAGTCGAAGGTCTATGCCGACTTGGCGATTATCAAGGAGCTCATCCCCATCCTCGCAGACGCGTCGAGGGAGTTCCACCGGGCACGTATCTCGGACATGCTGCTCGATGCGTACAATATGGCGAAGCGGCGCAAGGACACCAAGGCAATGATCATGGCGGCGAAGGTGCTGGCGAAGATTAACCGCGTCGAACTGGAGGACGAGAAGACCATGCCGTTTGAGATGATTGTGGTGCAGCCGTTCACGCCGTCCTTTGACCCGACCCTGGTGGGCATCAAGCCGATACCGAATGTGGATGAGGTCAAAGCTGCCCTCAAGCGCAAACTGGCGGTCGATATTCCGGATATTGAAGATGTAACCTACGAGGAAGCCGACCTGCAGGAGGAAGAACTCTTCCCGGACCCCCCGGAGGCTTCTTAATAAGAAGTGGGGGGTGCTTTATTCGAAGAAGTCACCCCCACTTATCCGAAGAAGTCCCCTACACTTTATAGTATAATATGTCAGAAGTATATTTCAATAAGATCCAGCAGAAGGTGTCGTTCATCGGCGCCAAGACGACCGTGGTTGTAGCCGGTCGTCGTTTCGGCAAAACGTACGGAATGGGTGCGCCGTTCGTGCTGCGGAACATGCAGCGGATGCCCGGCTCCACCGGCGGCATCGTCGTGCCTACGTTCCGCCACGGTCTGACCAACACCCTGCCGGGACTGTTCTCCTGTTGGAAGGCGATGGGATTCATCGAGGGCGTGCATTACGTCATCGGCATCAAACCGCCTAAGTCCTTCGGGGAAGCGAAGATTGAGCCGATGGAATATACACATGTCATCTCGTTCTACAACGGAAGTCGCGCGGTACTCATATCGCAGGATATCGCCGGTAGTTCCAACTCCCTGACCTTGGACTGGCTGCTTATCGACGAGGCGAAGTTCATCAACTTCGAGAAGCTGAAGGACGAGACACTGCCCGCTAACGGCGGTATTCGTGCGCACTTCGGGCACCATTCCTGTCATCACTCCATCATGATTATGTCGGATATGCCGGTCGGCACCAAGGGCAGCTGGTTCCTCAATTACCGTGAGAAAATGAACCCGGAACTCATCCGTGCCATCGAGGGCTGCGTCTATGAGGAGTGGAAGATGAAAGAACGCATCCGGAAGCTGCAAGCGGAAGGCAAGGAAGTGCCGTCATACCTGCGGTATCACCTCCGGAGCAATAACAAGACCCTCAATCAGCTGCGCGCCGGTGCGGTCTATTACATCGAGTGCTCCACCATCGACAACCTCGAACTCGTCGGCGTGAACTACATCAAGGACATGAAGCGCGACCTTCCGCCTCTCGTGTTCCAGACATCCATCCTCTGCCAGCGCATCGGTATCATGAAGGACGGCTTCTATTCCTCCATGACAGAGCGGCATAAGTACCACGCCGCCAATAACGATTACCTCGCTACGCTCGGTTTCGGCAAGACAGAAGCCGAGTACCGCCGTCTCGTGGACAGTCAGGCGGACCGGGATTGCAATCCGGACAAGCCCATCTGCATCGGCATGGATTACAATGCCAATATCAACTGGATTGTCGCCGGGCAGGAGGACAGAGGCAGGCTCAATGTCATCAAGTCCTTCTATGTCAAGTTCGAGCGCAAGATACCCGCCCTCATCGACGATTTCTGCAAATACTACGAACACCACCGCAAGAAACAAGTCATCTTCTACTATGACTCTACGGCGCTCGGCTCGAACTACGCCGTCAACAAGGACGATTTCAAGCGGGTCATCGAAAAGGAGTTTATCGCCCATGGCTGGAAAATCAAATCGGTCTATCTCGGTCATCCGATGCGGCATAACGAGAAATACCTGCTCATCAACGGCGGTTTTGCCGGCAAGAACCGGCTCATGCCGTTCTTTAACGTCGATAACAACGAAGCCTTACTCATCGCTATCCAGTCCGCCGGCGTGATGAAGGGACGCAACGGCTTCAGCAAACATAAAGCCGGGGAGAAGCTCGCGGAGTCCGAGGAGAATCTGCTTGAGCACAGAACCGACGGCACCGATGCTTTCGACACGCTGTATATAGGCATGGAGAAAAAGCCCGTCAAGTTCTCCACCGTCAACACCTTCGGCATCGGCTAACACGGATTAAATAAAATTATACACTATGATATTTCTATCACAAATTGAGACTACTTTCCACAAGCAGAGCACCGCGCAGCTCAGCGCCGTGTATCTCACCTTGAGCTCGTCCGTCGCCGGGCGTACCATCGTCTCGCAATATCCTTCGAGGCTGATCAATGGTTACTTCGAGTTTATCGGTCTGGAGAGTGTCGTCCGGGCTCACATGATGCAGTACGGCGACAGCTGTATCACCATTTCCGGTTATTATAAAGAGGTGAACACCTCTGGGGAGGAATCGACCGCCTCCTTTTCCTCCGTGCTGGTCCTCTTCACCATGGCTTCACTGCGCAAATCCAGTTCACTCACGGCGGATGAGTTTGCCGCATATAGGTTCTTCAAGCCATCGAAGGTCTCATGGATGGCGGAGCATCAGTCGATGAATCTATATTATTACACGGCCTCGTCTGAGTCTTATTCGGTCACCTATACTTTGGCAGACGGTTCGACGCGGGCGCTCACCGGTTCTTCCGGTACCGGCTTCGGTTTTGTACCTGTCAATCCGAAAGCCGGTGAGGTCAAGGCGGAGATAGTGATGGGGAACCGGTCGCACACAGTATATTATTTGCCGATGGAGAAATACGAGTTGCTCCAGTTCAGAAACGTATTCAATGTATGGGAGAATGTTTGCCTGCCCTGCTCAACGGAAGAAGACCTGACTTCGGAGTATGAACTGGCTACAGTGGACAGTAAAGACAGCCGTTATGACATAGAGAACCGTTTGGAGCTGAAGATTAAGACCTCGCCGCTGCCGGTATTCATGTATGATACTTTGGTCGGACTCGTTCATGCCCTTACCGTGCAGAGGTATGACCCCTATAAGTCCGGCAATACGGTGTATGGCGTTTGGAGCCCGATATATATTAAAGATTATAAGTTGCTTCGCTCTACCAACCCGAACAGCGGAATGGTAATGGAGATGACGCTGGCATTCAGCGACCGGGCACGCAATGATGCAGTAGTAATCAGTTGATGATGGACGAACAACAGACCATAGAGGAACGCCAAAAGTACGTGGAGGCATGGAACACCACCATGACCCAGATTTGGCAGGAACGCATTCGCAAGTTGGGTGTGTACGAAATGCCACGGCGCAAGTATCGCCGTGATGAACCGCACCTGTTCGACGAATTGCGCTATTTTCCCGTCAAACACGACGGCACCTATATGCAACTGACCTTGCACTTTTCTTTCCCCGAATATGGTATCTTTCAAGACCTCGGTGTCGGGCGTGAGAAATACAGAGGCAACCCCGGCGATATAGGGGAGACAACCCGCGCCGGTCACGAACGCAAGTTTCGAGAGAGACGCAAATGGTTCTCAACCAAATGGTATGCGTCCGTAATGAACATGCGCGACTTTATGGCTCGGTCTATCGGCAAGTCTTTCGTAGGTATATGTGCAACCACCTTTGAACAACTCAATAAATATAACTGATATGGCAACACGTAAGGCAAAAACCGCAACCCCTACTAACTTCGGGAAACGAATGAGGGAAGCAACCCTCCAAGCATGGACGGCTATCGTCCTCGCGCTAATCGGTGCGGGACTCTTAATCGCGGGTATGGTTATACCCCCACCCGGTGAACTGCACCCCTCTGTTATTCAAGGCTTCGGACTCCTGACGGTTATGGTAGCCATATTCTTTGCATGGGACGCAACGGTGCGCGGACTAACGGCTAAGGTCGAACACGGCAAGACCAAGGTCTCCGTAGGGGGCAAATCCAAGCGCAAGTCCACCCAGTCCGACCCTCCACCCAATGATGAAGCAGAGTAACCCTTTGCTCGTCTCATTTATAAGATGAGCAAAAACTATCGCGTATAGACCCCGGTCATAGTGTGAGCAAAAACCCGCAAGGGTGTAGCCTATTAGGTTGCACCCTTTCTTTATGCCCATTAGACCCCACAAGGTAGCCCCACAAGCAACCCCCATTAGTAAACCCCATAGTAAACCCATTAGATAACTCCCTCGCATAGACTCCGGCTATATGTCGAGCAAAAACTATCACGCGCTAACTCCATAGTCTCACGTGCTAACTCCATAGTCCTCACGCGTGGACTATCTCGTTCATCAGCGCGAACCTCTCGCGTTCGTCTCTCCCCATTTCCTGCACAGACCTCTGCATATTCCGCTCAAGAAACAGAGGTCGAAAGCCAACGAATTGCAGGCAGGGCGGGGGGTCGATTGACGTAAACAAGGGAGAAGTTTTGTTCTTCTCCCCTGTAACCCCTCTCATTGTTAATTAGTTAGATTTCCTTTCTGTGGAAGAAATGAAAAAATGCTACTAAAATAGCCGTTTTCTGAAGAGTTAAATTTCGGCTATTTCAGAGAGTTAAGACGTCAAAAATCGGCTTATTGGGAGAAAAATGCACTTTTTGACGAAAAAGTTGTGCGAAAATTTGTTTATATAAAAAAAAGCAGTTTCCTTTGCACCGTCTATTCCAAACTAATGTTAGTGGCGTCCGGTTATATGGTCGCAAGTGAGCGACTTTTTTTGTAGCCGAGAATGAGTTTGCACTTTTAGTCCGAGCACCCCGTGAGGCAACTGTAATGGTTCCTCGTTCCATTAACATTTTGGGAATAGACAGCGGGTCGTGCCCGGACTGTTTTGTTTAATGTCTAAATCAAAATGTTATGGTCTCAACACTTAATGCTAAGCGGCGTACGTGCCGCACAATCGACCTCAAGGAGATGTTCTTCTCATTAGCTCATGCAGTCCGTCTCAAAGGTAGGGATGCAACGTGGGCACCCATCGAGGGAGGAATGGAGCACTCTTTCCGACTCGGAGAC